TCAGAACCTATGAGGGTAGTGGCATCGACTACTTATATTTTCCTGAAGTTCAAAAACTGAGGGCAAAATGAACTTTTGGTTTCAAAAATTCGGGAAAAAAAACTCCGCAAATTTTTTCTCTGTAGGGTTGAACCTATCAAACAATGGTTCTATCTGTATCATGAAGGGTGGTGAGATAGAATTCTACTTAGAGTCTGAAAGAATTAGTAGAAAGAAACATGACACTGTTACTAGAAACTTATTAGAATATATTGATGGTACTCCAGATGTTATTGCTATAGCTGATTGTCATTGGGATCAAGGAACAAAGACTGTCCTATCATCACGGGATATTGCTGCTGTAAGGAGAGTGTTTCCTAAGACTAAGTTGGTAGACTTTCGTAAGTGTCATCATAAGTTACATGCTGCTACTGGTTGGTACAACTCAGGATTTGATGAAGCAGTTGCTATTGTAGTAGATGCTAATGGTTCTAAGGATGATAAAGGTATAGAGATTGAAACTGTATATCATTTACCATCATGGGAAGTAATTCATAAGCAATACTTTAGTCAAGAGTACCATGGTTTTGGTAAGATGTTTGAGCAAGCATGTGTCAATTATAATTTCAAACCTGAGGATGCTGGTAAAATTATGGGTCTTGCTGCTACCGATACATATGGAGAAGCAAAGATGGTTCAACGTGAGTGGGAACGTAGAGCATTAGATCTAGCAAAGATGTCTGATGGTAAGAAACTTATACTTACAGGTGGATGTTTCCTAAATTGTAAGGTGAACTATATGTTACGTAAAGAATTAGATCAGGAGATTTATGCTGAACCCGTTGCACATGATGGTGGAACTGCTATAGGAGCTGCTTACCTTGCCTACACTGGACATACTGGATGTTAGTGCAACGATAGGTTGTAACCTATCTTGCAAAGGATGTAATCATTTTAGTAATTACTTCTCACCACGTAGTAAGTTAGATACTGATGCACTTATACGTGACCTAGAAATAATACTTCCACGTATAGATATTGGTAGGGTCTCTGTCATAGGTGGAGAACCATTACTCAATCCTAGATGTGAGGAGATAGTCAATGCATGTAGATCACATACTAATTCTCCTGTCTATCTTTACACCAATGGCTTACTTCTCTTACAGAATGAAGACTGGATCAAGAGAGCACTAGAAGATCAAAGAGTGTTCCTTAGGATAAGTATTCATCTCCCAGAGGTAGTAGATATAATAAAGAAGTTCAATCATCCTAAGGTACTGGTCACCGAACATCATACTGGTCAAGATAGATGGTTTGATTCTATAAAGAAACGAGACGGTAAAGTATATCCATACAATCATAATAAAATTACTAAGAGTTTCAAAGTATGCTCTTGTCCTAATACTCAGTTGTATAATGGTAGACTTTGGAAGTGTCCTAACACTGCATTTCTAAGAGAGTTACTGTCTGTTACAGGACAGAGTGATGATGATGAGTGGAAAGATTATATTATAGATGGAGTCCCTGTTGATTGTAATGATGATCAGTTGACAAAGTTCTGTACTAATAGTAGAATGCCTGAGAATGTATGTAACATGTGTACTGCTCGACCATTACACTTTAGTGCTGCTATTCAGGACTCAATAAATAAATCACTCGCAACAACCCATGCCAACATATCCATTAAAAAATCTGAAGACAGGTGAGACTAAAGAATTGTCTTTGACAATGAAAGAGTATGATGAATGGAGAAAAGAGAATCCTGATTGGGATAAAGACTGGTCTAAAGGATCAGGAGGTGTAGTTAGTTCCGTTGGAGATGTTTACTCACGAACAGATGGAGGATGGAATGAAGTTCTATCTAGAGTAGGATCAACTCCTGGTTCTAAAGTAAAACCTCAGAATGGACGGTACATGTAATGCCAGCAAGAAAAAAGAAAATGGCTACTGGCGTTGGTGCTGGTATGACTGCGAAGCAAATGAAGAGAAAGAAACCTTATAATTCAGACATGATGGTTCCAATAGAACCTATCACTGACAATCAGAAGAAAGCATTCACTGCATACGAGAACGATAAGAACTTGTTCTTGTATGGTTGTGCAGGTACAGGGAAGACATTCATCACCCTTTACATGGCATTGAAAGAGGTTCTTGATCCTCTTACACCTTACAACAAGGTTGTCTTAGTAAGATCTCTTGTCTCTACTAGAGAGATAGGTTTCTTACCTGGTGACCATGAAGATAAGTCAGCACTATACCAGATACCATACAAAAATATGGTCAAGTATATGTTTGAGTTACCTACAGACAATGAGTTTGAAATGTTGTGGGGTAACCTGAAGATGCAGGAGAGTGTTACCTTTTGGTCTACATCTTTCATCCGTGGTACTACATTAGATGATTCAATTATTATTGTTGATGAGTCACAGAACTTGAATTTTCACGAGTTAGATAGTATAATGACAAGGTGTGGTGAGAACACCAGAATTATATTCTGTGGTGACGTAGCACAAACTGATCTTATCAAGACCAATGAGAAGAATGGTATTCTAGATTTCCAGAAGATCATTCAACGTATGCCTGAGTTCGAGTCACTTGAGTTCAACATCAATGACATCGTAAGGTCAGGTCTTGTCAAGAGTTATCTTATTTGTAAAATTGAAGCTGGTATGTGATGTTTACTCATGTAGAATGTGATCTCCCTGCTCTGAGTAGGGAGACCAAGGATGGTGTTCGCCTTTATGATGTTGAGGGACAGAAGTTAGTTTCGATTACTTCAGTCACTTCACATTTCAACAAAGAAATCTTCAAGAACTGGAGAAAAAGAGTAGGTGATGAAGAAGCAGACAGGATCACTAAGAGATCTACTACTCGTGGTACTAAAGTACACACTCTAATGGAGAATTATCTATTGAACAAGGAGGTAGACCCTGATACACCTGGTTCTAAGATGTTGTTTCAACAGGCTAAGAAATCTTTAGGAAATATAAATAATATATACGCTCTTGAGAAGAGCCTTTATTCTACCGAGTTGGGTGTTGCAGGTACGGTAGATTGTATCGCAGAATATGACGGTGAGTTATCAATAATTGATTTCAAAACTGCAGCAAAACCTAAACCAAGAGATTGGATCGAGAACTATTTTGTTCAGGCAGCAGCCTATGCATGTATGTTCTACGAGAGAACTGGTATTCCCGTTAAGAAACTTGTCATACTTATGACATGTGAGAACGGAGAGGTGACAGTTTACCAAGAGTATGATAAAATGAAGTACATGAGATTACTAATCAAGTACATCGAAAAATTCGTAGAGGACAAACTAAATGGCAACTAAAGCTGAGATGAGAGAGTCTATCAAACACAAGTTTTTGTGTCAGGATAAGTTCTCTAATGATATTGAACTCCTAGTCAAGGAGAACAATGGTATGAACTACATCGAGGCAATCTGTCACTACTGTGAGCAGAATAGTATAGAGATTGAAAGTGTTACTAAGTTGATTACTAAACCTATGAAGGAGAAGTTGAAATGTAATGCAACTAACCTAAATTATTTGAAGAGAACATCAAGGGCAAAGTTCCTTGCTATCTAATGCAACCTTGGAAAGAACTGAAGATTGCTTCTGCATTCATACATGATGGGTTAGATGAGTTAGCTAATAAAGTAAAGTATATAAGATCACTGAAAGGTTTTTGGATAGATAATTTCAAGGACGTATCTGAGAAGGAGATAGAAGAACTACAAAAGATAAGACCTACCACTAGAATACTGTGTCTACACACGATGAATGGTTGTAACCTTTCCTGTAAGGGTTGCAACCATAATAGTAGTTTGCTATCTACAAAGAGTGTGGTTGACATAGATGAACTGCTAGAGGATGTCAAGAGAATATTGCCACAGATATATGTGTGGAGTCATGTCAGTATCATAGGTGGAGAACCATTACTAGAACCTCGTACACAGGAGGTGACTAAGGTAGTCAGAGAACTCGTTGCATCTACAGGACAACCATGCTATGTCAAACTGTTCAGCAATGGATCACGTTTGATGCAGTGTAAGGACTGGATCATGGATGAGATGGAGCAGGGTGTTATCTTTAGACTGACCTTCCATCGTACATGGTATAGTAAGATAGGTAGAAGGGAATGGGAGAATGCATATGATTTTATCAAGGAGTGTGAGGACAGAGGAGTAATAGATAAACTCGAACTCACTGAAGCAGCAAGGTATCCTAATGGTGATCGTCGTGAGTGGTTTGATCTGTTTAGATATGAGATCACAAAGGATAGGGTGACATACTATCCGTGGGAGGATGGCAAACCAGAGGAGAGTTTCAAGATATGTTCTTGTCCTAATGTTCAGTTATATAAAGGGAAGTTGTGGAAGTGTAGTATGATAGCATACCTATACGAATCACTAGCAGCAACAGATCAACTGGGCGATGAGTGTTGGCAAAAGTATCTGGAGTACAAACCACCAGAAGATATAAGACAAGCACTAGAGGAAGTAGATAAACCACATGACATATGTAACATGTGTCCTGCCAATCCTAAGTGGTATCATGCTAACAAGCAGTTAGATCCTGCCTTGAAGAAGACAGTATGACTGAGAAGAAAAGAGATAAGAAACATCTGTGGTCACCACGGAGACAGTTCAAGAAGTATTATACTGAGAACTTTCAACCTAAACCTGCAGAATCATTTGACAAACCAACCTTTAGGATGCTCAGTGTACACTCACATAATGGGTGCAACATGGCATGTAGAGGATGCAACCACCACAGTGGTGTACTAGCACCAGGTAGTTCATTGTCTATTGATTCTTTACTAAGAGACCTAGAGATACTACTACCTAGGATACATGTCTGGAGTCATGTCAGTGTGCTAGGAGGTGAGGCACTGATAGAACCAAGGACTAAGGAAGTACTCAAGTTGATCAGAGATATGTGTAGTGATGTGTACGTAAAGATATTCTCTAATGGTTTACTGATACCAGAGAATACTGACTGGATCCTTGAGCACATGAAGGAGGGTGGTATCTTTCGTATCAGTCTACACATACCACCTACTGATCATAGGATAGGTCGTACTAATAAGACAGGTGACATAACATACAAGAACGTATGGGATTTCATTGAGGTAGCAGAGAAGGAGGGAGTTGATATGAAATTGTTAGAAGTTTCTGAGAATTGGGATGATTTGTGGTTTGATCTGCTACAATGGAAGGACAATAAGTTCTATCCTCATGAGGATGGTGACACTGAAAGGTCTTTTGAGTATTGCACTGCACCTAATGTTCAGGTATACTCAGGGAAACTATGGAAATGTCCTAGCATTGCTTACCTACATGAGACTCTAGTCTCAACAGGACAGGTAAATGATCCAGTGTGGCAGAAGTATTTGAACTATCAACCTACTCCTGTTGACGCACCAATAGAAGATCTATATGCTATAGCAGAGCAGGTACTCAAACCACATGAGATCTGTAACAAGTGTCCATCAGATCCTAAGTGGTACAGAGCAAACAAACAACTGAAAGGAGTAAAGAAAGTTGTCACCCTTTGACACCTACAAGCAGTACCTAGCGTACAAGAATCATTTTACTAGGGAAAAGTATGACTACCATAGGTATGGTGGTAGGTCTAAGGCAAAGGTAGAATCATTTTATAAGAGAAAGGATCGATACTTCTTTGAGAAGATGTCTAGGAAATATAATGATGATCAAGTAAAAGATTTCTTTCTTTCCAACTTTGTAGACACTGACAATCCTCAAGGATTATGGATAGGAAACATTATCAAGACAGGTGAGGTAGTATATAAGAACTGGATGAAGAGACAACAAAGTTTATTCTATAACTTCAAGCAGAACTCAGAAGATATGATGGATGAGTATGACTATGAGGAGTTCTTCGATGCATCTAAAGGTCACCCACCTATACTCAAGGAGCATCTTGGTGGTAAGATAAGTGTTGAGGAGATGTGTATCTATGAGAAGGTGTTCTCATACTGTAAAGACTATGACAAACAGTTAGATGATCCAGTGTGGAAGGTTGTTGGTCTCAAGGTCAGAAAGTACTTACCATTTTTAGATATAGATAGAGATAAGTATAGAAATCATTTACTACAGAGGGTGAAAGAAAGGTATGGGTAAATTTTTCGAGTCAGATAAAGTTCGCATGGAGATGGAAGACATCTATGATCTACAAAAAGAATTGTATAAGGTTATAGAAAAGTTTCCATACATGAGTGATGAAGCAAAGTATATTCATATTGATACTGTCAAGGATCTACTAGATAAGCAACAGATAATGTGGACTAGAGTCTCATTGTCTGATGATCCAGAGGCAATTAAGATGAAGGAAAATATACGTAATGGTTCTAAAGCAATGGGATTTGGTGATGCAGATCTCAATATGATATTCCATAACATGAGGAACACACTAGATCAAATGCAAAAATCATTGAAGAGATTATGATAGAGAAGGGTGATAAGATTGTACAGATGGTACTGCTGAGTCCACATGAGGCAGACCATCTATACAAGAAAGAGAACGGTACATTCTATTGGCAGCATCATAGAAAGGGTGGAGATACTTTTTCTATACCTGAGATACAGATAGAGATGTTTGAACCTCCACGACCTAAACCTATTGAGATGTCACAAGAAGCACTTGACCGTGCTCCACACCATAATATTTTAGAGAAATACTATGGTAAGGACTGGCAACCTGTACCACAAGAAGGACTGGAGGATCATTACTAATGTTTGTTGTACCTGAATACAC